GCGCACCGCTTGGCAAGAGCGCACGCCATCGCGCGCGCCGCCCTGCTGGCCGCAGCGCAGGGCCAGCCTTGGGCACGAAACGGAAACATTGCCGGGTTGGACGGTTGTATTGCGCAACAGGGCAGCGTGTTTTCCCCGCCTGCCCCCAACGAAACCAACCTATCGCGAGGAACCTGATCATGCGCGCCATCGCTGCCACCGCCGCCCTGCTGTTGGGCACCGCCATCAGCCTGCCAGCCATGGGCCAGGCCACCACCAGTGCCGCCGGCACCACGACGGGCACCGCCGGCGTGGGCGTTCACGCGCACCCCAATGGCAGCGCCGCTACCGTTGGCGGCAGCGGCACCGTGGGCTCCACCGCCAATACCGGCACGGCCACGACCATGCCCGGCATGGCCGGATCGACTGCAGGCGCTGCCAGCAGCAGCCTTGGCAGCACCGGCAATGCCCGCGTTCAAGCCAACCGCCACGGCGCCATGGCGCAAGGGGGCGCGACCGGCTCGGCCCAGGGCGCTCTCAACAGCACCACGCGATCCACTGTCGATCCCATGGGCACGGCGATGAGCGGCGCCACGGGCTCGGGCCTCGGCGCTGGCGTGGGCGGCACAGTGGGCGGCGCAGTGGGCGCCACCGGTTCGGCCGCCACCGGGCTGACCGGCGGCATCTAAGCCAAACTGTTCTGGCCCAGACGAGAAAGGCCGCCATCCCGGCTGGGGTGGCGGCCTTTTCAATGCGTGCATCACCCGGTGGTGATGGCAGGAGCGGGGGGACTGTCTCAACTGTTTTGAGACAAGCACTTGCATTGGCTAACCGGTCAGCGCGGCCCCACGCAAACCCTGGGCATCCCGATGGGTCTGTCTAACCAAAATTCCCGCAAAGCATCGCTGCGTCGGGCGCCATCCATGCCGGCGCCACAGCTGTCGCCGCGCGATCAGTTGTGCGCATAATTTCGCAAAGCCTCCTGCCGCATCGTCTGTGTTCCCTCGGACGCGAACTTTGCGCGGCCGCCAGCGCCCTTAGGGCCAATTTCCAGCTTTTGCGGGTAGGGTTCGCAACTCGGTTATCTCGGTTACATTGGCGGAAATCAGCCATTTTTTCGGCAACATAAAGGGCAACACGGCGGTTATCTGGTAACCTCTATATAAAGGAATATTCCATCTAATTTATATGCAATAACTTCAATGACATAACCTTTCAGACCAAGAGATATTGCCCATGGATAACCGCCGTAGGGTTACCTAGAAAACCGCAGATTTCCGCCATTTTCCCGGCCTTCGCCCTGCCATGTAACCGAGATAACCGACTTGCGACGATGGGGGTTGATCCTTGGCCACGGCGAGTGGCGCAGAGCCGGCCTCGAAAATGCAAAATTCGAGACGAAGAAGAGGCAAGCGAGGCGTGGGGGCGAGCGCGGCGCGCGAGGTGCCGGGGCGGTGGCCGCCCTCGGCCCACCTCACGGGCGTTGACTGCAATGTTCCAGTTATGTTCTCACGCGGAGATGCGAATCGCACCTGCCCAGATGGAACGCGTCACCAAGCTCGCACTGCGCGTGCTGGAGGAGGCGCTCGCCCAGGCTGAGGCGGAGATCGTCGAGCCGCATGTGGCGCATCGCCTGGCCCTGCAGTGGCTCGTTGCTGTAGGCGCACTGGAGAACTGGCAGGCCGAAGGGTTCATTGACGCGATGGGTGCGCCCATCCTCACGCCGCACCTCCCCGGCGGAGAGCATTACATTCGCCCGACGGTCATGCGCGGCACGCTCCTGGCTGCCTATTACGGATTGGGATATCCTCTGCCCCCGGATGGCTTACGGGCCGCGCTTGCTCGCCGTTTCGCAACGGAATTGCTTGACCAAGAGATTGGCCAGCCACACCCCTGGGTGATGTGCAACCGATACCGCCCAGGCGAGCGTGAGACGATCCGCCAGCACTTCGATGCCAAGCTATGGCGCCAGGTCAATGATGGGCCTGCCATCGTCCACCCCAAGGAACCTGGCTGGGTTGTGCGCGCGGTGGACGGCGAGATCGTGCTCGACCAGATGACGTGGGGGTTCCCGGTCGTTCTGCGGGGAAAGCAGGGCCAGCCATTGAAGCCCAAGCCCGTGAACAACGCCCGGTTCGACAAGCTCTCGGGCTTCTGGTCGCGCTGGGCAGGACCGGCGCACCGATGCTTGATCCCTGCCTCTGCCTATGCCGAACCGGTCGGGGAATCTGGCTCGATGAAAACCGCCTGGCTGACATTGCGCTCCACATCGACATTCGCGTGGGCAGGCTTGTGGCGCGACAGCGAGGATTGGGGACCGGTTTATACCGGCGTGATGACGCGCAACGCTCCCGAGTTGGCCTCGATCCATGATCGGTCACCAGTGATCCTGGCACGCGAGGATTGGGATACCTGGCTAAACGCTCCGCTGGCAGATCTGCAGCGTTTCGATCGGCCTTGGCCTGCAGACGACGTTTTCGTCATGCCCACCAGCATCTCGTGGAAGGACGGCGGCCGTGAATCGCTGGTAAATTGGAGCTGGGAGGCAGGGCAGCATCGCGCCCCGCCGTCCACTAGCCCCTTCAGTTCGAAATGATCACCTCGCCCACGACCTGGCTTTGCGCCATGCCGCCCACGGTATAGCGAACCGGCACCGCCTCGATTGCGAACCCGTCGAAGATCCGGCGCACCTCGGGATGGTCATTCAGCGACAGAATGAAGCGCCCCTTGATGCCGCGCAGCTGCTCGGCCATCGCGTCGAACTGGCTTCGGTCGAACAGATCGCGGCCATAGTCTCCCTCGCACCCAAAGTATGGGGGATCGAGATAGAACAGCGTCCCCGGCCGATCATAGCGCGTCAGGAAGTCCGACCAGGGCAGGCGCTCGATCACGACACTGGAAAGGCGCTCATGCGCAGCCTCGAGGATCGGCCCGACCTTGGCAACATCGAACCGGGCCGGGCTGGCAGTCGCAACGCCAAATGTCCGCTGGGCCACCTTCCCGCCGAAGGTCAGCTTCTGAAGGTAGAGGAAGCGCGCTGCGCGCTCGAGATCGGTCAAGGTCGACGGATCCTGCCGGCGCAACCGCTCAAACCCGGCGCGCGATGTCACCTGCCAGCGCAGCATGTCCATGAACGCCACATAGTGCCGTTGCAGGATGCGAAAGAACGTGGCCACGTCCTCGGACCAGTCGTTGATCACCTCGCATTTCGGACGCTGATCGCGGCGGAAAAATACCCCGCCCATGCCCACGAATGGTTCGGCATAGAGCTGATGAGGCAAAACATTGATCCGGGCGACCAGGCGCTTGGCCAGCATCTTCTTGCCGCCGAGATACGGCGCAGGCGGGCGCGTGGGGCTGACCGGCACGAGCTGGTCCAGCACGTTCGACAACATCGCAAATGTTCCTTATATGTTCTCGCCGCCGAGTCGGCAGGCGGGATGGCCTCGGGTGGGCCTGTCTGGGGACATGACGATCTGCGGTCGTCGGAATGGGGCGGTGCAACGCCCCCTTCCCCCGCCTCTGCCGGCGGGCGGAAATCCTATCGCGCGCCGGCCGCCACGCGGGTGCCGTCCTGCTTGATTACGCTGCCATCGCTGCACACGTAGTCCCGGAAGGCCAGCACCGGCAGGCCGGTCCAGTCGTTGAGGCGCAGCATGCGGCGCATGATCGGCACGATCTCCGTTTCGTAAAACGCGTCACGGGTCTGGCCAATGTTGCCCAGCCCGCCTGCCGCCTGGGGGATCACGCCGATCAGGATCGGCGGCGTGCGGTGCGCGGCCAACATGTCGTCGCGGCTGATGTTCTTCACCGCCGAGAATTCGTCTTTCGCTGTCACGTCGGCGATCGGCATGATCTGAATGCCGTCCTTCTTCCCCTTGGGGATGTAGACCAGCATGTTCTTGAAGTTGCCCACGCCCTTGGCGCTGCCGAGCTGATGCTCGATCGCATCGACAGTCGCATTATCGGCTAGCGGCTCGCTCAAATAGAACACGAACCCCGCGTGCGCTCCATTGAGGTAATAGCGGCGGCGAAACAGCGTTGCGTTTTCCGACAGCAACCCGCTCTGCAGCGCCGACAGCCATTCGGGCAGTCCGTAGATTTCCTGCGCCACATCCGGCTGTTGCAACTGAAAAATGGTGCCGGGCGCATAGGCATGCTCATCCCCACGCGCGCAGTTGGTCCACCAGAACACGTCGGGGTCGATCCCGGCGCGCGTGTGGATGGCTGGGCTATGCGCGAGGGCGGCGATGCGCCCGCCCAGGTTCGGCACGCTCTCGAGATAGGCATTGCCCATCTGCAGGAAATCCAGCGCCCAGCGCTCGAACACGTCAGCCGCCAACCACCGCGATGGCGTCTGTTGCGCCACCAGCAGATTGACCTTCAGGCCGATCGCGCTGCGGTGATAAGGCGAGACGTTGAACGTCTGCGACAGCCGCGCCATTGGCAGCGGCGGCTCGTACCAGCGCCCGTTGTGCCAAATCTCGAAATACTGGGCCAATTCGCGGCGATCGAGAACGCTTTCCGGCTCGCCAAAGCGAAACGCCCTGGCGGGCGCATGGCTGGCCTTTTCCTCGGGCTGATCGGCCAGGGCCTGGGCCAGGGCGGTCGAGCTGGTTTCAGTCATCATCGGTCCTGTCAGTTGAGGAAGCGCACACGCCCGGCCGGCGCCTGGATCTCGGCACCGGCATCAAGCGGTTCGTTGGAAAGGGCATGGAGGATCGCCCAGGCAATATCGGCGTGCCCGATCTCGCCGTTGCGCCGCGCGGTATAGGTTACGCCGCGCTGGCTCCCGGTCAGCGTCGGGCGGATGGCCATGAATGCCTGCATCACGTCGGTCCAACCGGCATCGAATTCAATACGGCCGGCGCGGAAGACGTTCTGGCCCTTGATCACCAGTGCGGTCTTGGTGGCCACCGAATATTCGATCTTGCGCGCCAGCGGGAACCACTTGCTCACCAGTTCCCACACCGCTTGGCCATGCCCAGTGGTGTCGATCGATATGTCGGTGACATTGTAACGCTTGCAGACCGCCCGGATAGCGTCGGCCTGGCCCGCGAAGTCCAACCCGTTGAGCCGGATCTTCTCGAGCACGCGAAACTTGCCGCCCGGTTTTTCTGGCGGCGCCAGCACGGCTAGCGCCGCATCGTCCCGGCCCTGCTTGTTCGGGTCATAGCCAAGCCAGACCGGCTTTTCCCCGAACGGCCGCCCACCAGGGATTTCGATCAGCGCGGGCGCGAAATCCCGCCACTTGTAGAAGCTGTCCACCCGCGCCGGCGCGAGCCGCACGTAGGGGAACGAGCTTTCGGAATCGTCGATGTCCTCGCATTCGAACAGATTGCGGAACCGCTCGTCCGAATACTCGCGGCGCAGCTCGTCCACGTCGACCAGCTTGCCCAGGCCCTTGACCACCGCGTCATGGATGGTGACGAGCTGTTGCCAGCTACCATCGGGCATGATCGCGCCGTTCCGCAGATTGCGATGCGAGATATCGAACGGCTGCTGGTCGCCTTTGGCGCGCCCGGCGTTCCACTCCTCGCCCGACCAGAAGCCATAGGACTGGTGCGTCTTGGTCGAAGGCGTAGAGAAATAGGTCTTTTTGTAAATCTTGTGCGTGGCCATGCCGCTGGCCACGCCGTTCAACTCGGTGAACCCGTGCACCCAGGCGAATTCGTCAAAGTAGAAGTCGCCGCTCTCGCCCTGGGCGGTCGCGCTGTTGGTGGACAACGGATAGAAGCCCACCGCATCCATCGCCGGCAGCGCCTGCGGCTCGCCGTCCTCGTCCGTCTCTGCCGGAAACGACAGGTCGAGCATGATCGGGTTGCCCTTCAGCTCCACCCCGGTCACGCGCCGCACCCATTTCACGATTTCTCGGCGGAACTTGTTGGCCTGGCGCTGGGAAGCCGAGAGGAATATCTGGTTGCGCGGTGCCGCGTCCTTCTCGCCGTCTAGCGTCGCCAGGATGGCTTCGGCCACTTTGGCGACCGATTCCCGGCTGAAATAGACGGTGGCGCCAATCTGGCGGCTCTTGCGGATCTTGCGCACGCGCTGGTGGCGCTGCTCCCACCACTCGTCCTGGTACTCAAAACACCAGTCGTGGAAATCGTCCAGCAGCGCCTGCCACTGCTCGCGCGACAGGAAATTCTTGCGCTTGTCCGCGCGCTTGGCCTTGGCCTCCTCGTTGTTGCGCTTCTCGATCTTGGGGTTGAGATCGCTTTCGCGCCCTGTCTTGTCGAACTTGCGGATCCGCGCGGCGCGCTCGAGCTGGCGCATCATGAAGTCCGCGCGCTTCATGTCGCCTTCGGTGAACGGCTCCTTGTCGAGCAGCGTGGCGAGGCGTGCCTCGAGCCGATCCTCGACCACCGCGATTGGCGCGTCGTCGTCCCAGGCATCGCGGCTCTTCCACGCGGCAAGCGTTCCATATTTCACGCCCAGCTCGGCCGCGATCTGCGTCAGCTGCCATCCGCGATGATAGAGCGAGCGCGCCTGCCGGCGCTGGGCGCGCGCCACCTGCCGGCTGATCGCCGGGGCGTCGTCGTCCGCGTCGGAGGGGCTGGTCGGATGCATGGCCAAAGCCATGCACCCCGAAACGGCGTCCCTGTCGCCCCGCTGGCTGGGTAGAGGCGCGCTCTACCGCGCGCCCGCGTTGCCGTTGCGGCACGGGGCTGGCTCAAGGGCAACAGCACACGGGTCGCCGCAGCCGGCCCAGCCAACAGGACGCCAGGAGCACCCGATGAAGACCAAGCCCTTCCTGCTCGCCACCGCCGGCTCGACTGTCGATGGCCGCACCATCGATGACGCGATGCTGCAGCAGATCGCCTCGAGCTATGACCCGAAAACCTACGGTGCGCGGCTCAACATCGAACATATTCGGGGCGTCACCGGGGAAAGTCCCTTTCGCGCCTATGGCGACGTGGTCGAGCTGTCGATCGGCAAGACCGACGTCAACTTCAACGGCAAGAAGGAAACGCGCACGGCACTATTTGGCGTGTTCGACGTCAACGAGGACGCCAAGAAGCTCAATGATGCTGGTCAGAAGGTCTATCCCTCGATCGAGATCGAGCCGAACTTCGCTGGCAAGGGCTTCGCCTATCTCATGGGCTGCGCACTCACCGACAGCCCCGCATCGATCGCCACCCAGCGCCTGGAGTTCAACCGTTCGCTGCCAGGCGTGCTCACCGTGGCGGGCGAAACGCCCGAGCCGCTGGAATTCCCCGACGATGGCGAGGCGACCGGAACCGGCCTGATTGCCGCATTCACGGCCGCGCTGGATCGCGTCGCGTCCAAGTTCACGCCCGCCACCAAAACTGAGCCCGCACCCCAAGCCGATCCCGCCCAGCCCGCCGCGATGGACTTCGCCCAGCTGCGCCCGCTGTTCGAAGAAATGGGCACCGGTTTCGCCAAAGCCGTCGCCGATCTGCGCAACGAATTCCGAGCGGATACCGATGCCCTCGCGGTCGAGCTGCAGAAGCTGAAGGCCACCCAGGAAAAGACCCCGGCGCACGACTATCGCGGCCGCTCCCGCTCTGACGGCGGCGCCACGAGCTACGCTGACATCTTCTAAGCCGTCACCCGCCCGCCCCGCACCCCGTCACCACAGGACCTGAAACACATGGGTTACCAACTCTCCGATCGCGGCCGCCGGGCGCTCGACGGTCTCTTCACCGCTATCCAGCAGCGCAACGGCGCCACGCGCGGCGTGGGCAAGCAGTTTTCGCTCGAACCGACATCCGAGCAGCGGCTCGAGGATCTCCAGCGCGAGAACGTCGGCTTCCTGCAGCGCATCAACGTCCCCGGCGTCCGCGATCTCAAGGGCCAGGTGATCGGCCTTGGCACCGCGAACATGGTGGCCTCGCGCCGCAGCCGCCCCAACCTGCCGCGCCAGCCCAAGTATGCCGGCCAGCTCCAAGACCGGAAGTGGGAGCTGCACAACACCCTGTTCGACACCTGGTTGCCCTGGGAGTTGATCGACAACTGGTCGCGTTTCACTGACTTCGCCACGCGCTATTCGCGCCAGGTCGCGATTTCGGTCGGACTGAGCCGGATCATGGTGGGCTGGCACGGCACCACGGCGGCCGACGACACCGATGCCGAGGAAAACCCGATGGGCGAAGACGTCAACATCGGGTGGCTGCAGAAGCTGCGCCTCGAACGCCCCGACCACGTCATGGGCCGCAACACGGTCACCGCTGGAAGCGTCACCACCGCCACCGGCACCGCCAAGCCGATCTACATCGGCAAGGACAGCAACACGGCCGATGGCGATTACAAAAACATCGATGCCCTGGCCTATGACCTGATCGCCGGCATGCCGAGCTGGGCGCGAACCTCGACCGATCACGTCGTGATCGTGTCGCAGGATCTGGTCGACGAGAAGTATTTCCCGATGATCAATCGCCCGCTGTCCGACACCATCGACGGCGGCAAGTCCACCAGCGACCAGGTCACCACGGACATCGTCATGTCGGCCAAGCAGATCGGCGGGCGCCCGGCCGTGATCGTCCCGTTCTTCCCCGAAGGCACGATGATGATCACGCCGCTGGGCCAACCCAACGTGCCCGACAGCAGCAACCTTTCGCTCTACTATCAGGAAGGCTCGCGCCGCCGCTACATCAAGGACGAGCCGGAAAACATGGCTTCGCTGGTCGACTACAACTCGGTCAACGAAGGCTACGTGATCGAGAGCACCGATCACGCCGTCATGGCCGAGAACATCACGTTCGGCGACCGCCCGTAATACCGAGGGCGTCGAAGGGGGACCTGCCGTGGCCGGCGGCGCCCGGAGCCAGCGCACCGCAGGGGAGGCCACGCGCCCCTGCGGACCACCCGCAACAGGACCAAGCCCCATGAGCAGCCCTTTTCGCCGCCACAAGCAGCGGGTGCAGGCCATCCGCGCCGGCGCCGCCCCGTCCACCGAAAGCGCGGCGCCGGCCGAACCGGACACCAGCACGGCTGAAGGCAAGGAATACGCCGCCCTGCGCGTGCTGCTCCACGATAACCTGCGCGCGCTGAAAGACATCGCCAGCCACGAGGCGCGCATCCCCAAGAAGAAGGAATTCGCGGGCGCTTTCGCTGCGTGGATCGACGGCGTTCTCGAAGCGGGCGATCAGGGTAAGGCGGCCCAGGACGAAATCCTGGTCACCAACATGCTCTGGGCAATCGACTATCGCGATTTCGACTATGCCCTTGCCTTGGCTGCCCACGCCATCCGCTTCCACCTGGTGCTGCCTGGCTTCACCCGCACGGTTGCCTGCATCGTGGCCGAGGAAATCGCCGGCATCGCCCTGGCCCAGGCCAAAGCCGTCCCGCACGATGCGCTGCTCCGCACGCTCGAACTGGTGAACGGTGCGGATATGCCCGATCCCGTCATGGCCAAGCTCTACAAGGCCATCGGCCGCAGCTTCGCGCGCAAGGCCGATGAATTCGATCCGGCCTCCGACAATGCCCCCGCCGGTGGCAAGGCCGCTTATATCGAGGCCGCCCTCACCACGCTGTCTCGCGCCTTGGTGCTCGATCGCAACATCGGCGTGAGAAAGGAGCTCGAACGGCTCGAGCGCCAGAAGAAAGCCATGGCCGAGCAGGCCGCCACCACCTGATCCACCAATCGCCCACGGCGCTGGGGGGCGGATGGCGGGTTGTGCAGCCGCATCGCGGTGAAGCCCAGCCAACCATCCCCACCCCCCAAAACCTTTGAGGAACCGCCATCATGTCCACCGGCGTCATTGCAGTCCCTGCCGCCCCCTGGGATCCTGATGGCGCCCAGGTGATGGCCGATGGCTGGTTCCCGCCGGTCAAGCTTTCCACCGTGCGCGATTCCGTTCGCCTGGGCGATGGCACGATCAGCACCGAACGCCTCACCATGGCGATCGAAGGGGCGATGCTGCATGCCTTTCGCGAACTGGCGGCCTGGCGCACCGCCAAGGCCACCGCCGGGGTGGCACAGCTGGCCGCCGTGACAACCGACACGCTCAACGGCGCCAACGTGGCGGAGAAGCTATGGGACCGGATCGTCACCTATTTCGCCGCGGCGGATCTCTATGCAGCCTATCGCGATATCAGCGCCACCGATCAGGGCCTCGATCGCGCCGTCGAAAAAGACACCTCGGCTGATGAGGCCCGCCGTATCGCGCTGGGTGCCGTGGCCGATCTCCGCTCGATCGGCGCCGAGCCGGTGGGCCGAAACCGCGTGAGGCTGATCTGATGCGGCCCCCGGCATGTGTCGACTGTGCCCACTGCATCTGGAACGGGCAACAGAACTTCTGCACGCGCCGTCTCGGCAGATTTGATCCGGTGCGTGGCTCCTACCACGTGAAATCGGTTCTCGCCTGGCTGGAAAGGGCATCCATGCGCACCCTGCTTGGCAGGGCAAAATGCGGTCCGATCGGCAGATATTTCGTGCAGCGCCAGCCACCCAAAGGCCCGCCTCCGCCACCGGCGGGAAAGTGACCATAATGCCGCGCGAAGCCATCGCCCTCCAAGGTGAAACCGTCGACCAGGTCTGCTGGCGCGTGCTGGGCTACACCCGCACCGTGGTCGAGCAGGTGCTCGATCTCAATCCCGGCCTCGCCGCGCGAGGGCCGCGCCTGCCCGCCGGAACCGTCATCACCCTGCCCGAGGCATCGTCATCGGCCGCCGCGCAGACCCTCGAAACCGTCAGCTTGTGGGATTGATCCATGCGCAAGATCGATAGCCTGCGCCAAGTGCTCTCCACCTCGATCAAGGATCTGTCCAAGTCCAACGAGCGCCTGCGCGTGTGGACTGATCGCGGCACAGTGCAATGCCGGCAGACGGCCACGTTCGGTTTTGCCATGGCCTACCGCGTAAACGTCCTCTTGATGGACATGACCACCGATATCGCGTCGGTCGGCTATGTCATCTGCGCCTGGCTGCGCATCAACCAGCCCGATCTGCTGGCGCCCGGCAAGGATGCCTTCGCGCTGGATCTCGATGTGCTCGACAACGGCACGTATGACGCGCTGATCCAGATCGACCTAACCCAGAACGTCACCTGCGCCCTTAACGGGCAGGGCAAGATGCAGGTGGACTATCTGCCAGAGCCCGATCCGCTCTTCGCCGACGATCTGCCTTTCCCTGGCCTCGATGCTGTCCCGGTGCTCAAGGCGGTGTCCGTCACCGGTGACGGCCAGATCGCCCCGTTTGATCCGGCCGCCTGATGGCCGACGACGACCTGACCAGGCTCGACGAATGGTTCGGCCAGATCCTGCAGGGCCTCGCCCCGGCAGAGCGCCGCCGCGCGGCCATGAAGCTGGGCCAGGCCCTGCGCCGCAGCAACCTCAAGCGCATCAGCTCGAACACCAATCCCGACGGCACGCCGTTCGAGCCGCGCAAGGCCCGCTATGACCGCAAGGGCCGACTTCGGATGAAGGCCGGCGCCAAGATGTTTCGCGGGTTGCGCATGGCCAAGCAATGGAAGATCGATGCCGATCAGGACGGTGTGGAATTGTCGCCCGTCTCCCCCGTGGCCGCACGTATGGGCCGCGTCAGCCAGTTCGGTGAAACCATCACGGTCGGCCGCCTGCGCAACGGCAAGCGCATCCGTGCGCGCTACCCCGAACGCCGCCTGCTCGGGCTGTCCGATGAAGACGAAGATCTGGCCATGCTGATCGCGGCCGAAATGATCGAGCCTGACTAGGTAGAGCCCGCCTCTACCCGCCCAGCGCCTCCCC